TATAGTAATTCAATTAAAATATGGATTGAGGACGATAGTGAGGCGGTAATACTTTGGAAAGAGTTTACTTCAACTATGCCTGTGTCCATAGAGTATAACATAGAGTTTTAAATGAGGTCACCCCATTCATTTATTGTAAGACCATTAAATAACAAGAGATACAACAACACCAAAGATATTGGTGGCATAGAGTTTATTGTAAGCACATCAGAAGAGGACCACAAGTTCTCTAATAGGTTTGCTGAGGTAGTTGAGACTCCTGTTGGATATGATGGAAAAATCTCCAAGGGAGATACACTACTTGTACACCACAACGTATTTAAGTTCTATAACGATATGAGAGGTAGGCGTAGGAGTGGCAAGAGCTATTTCAAAGATGACCTATTCTTTGTGGACCTTGAGCAGTTCTACGCATATAAAAAAGATGGGACTTGGTACTCTTATGATAGGTATTGTTTTGTAAAGCCTGTACCTGCAACAGAGTCCTATATATATAAACCATTTTCGGAGGAGCCACTTGTAGGATTAGTAAAGATATCCAACGACTACCTGATTAGCAAGGGTGTTAATAATGGAGATAGGATATCCTTCAAGCCTGAGAGCGAGTATGAGTTTGACATTGATGGCGAGAAGCTATACAGGATGTATGACCATCAGATAACAATGAAGCTATGAAGTTAGGATGGATTCAAAGGATATAAAATTAAAAATAATAGAAGCAGGGTATAAAGCGGTAGAGCAGCTAATAAAGGTTTCCAAGGAGGCTATAATAAAACACGACCCGGAGGATGATATCTCTGCTGACAGATTAAAGAACGCAGCAGCTACAAAGAAGTTAGCTATATTCGATGCGTTTGAGATATTGAATAGGATTGAATCTGAGAAGGAGGCGTTAGAGTCTTTGAAGAATGGTCCTAAGAAGACAGATACAAAACAGGGATTTGCAGAAAGACGTTCTAAATAGAAACTTACATAGGGTTATAGAAGACTATATACCCAAGACAGTCCTTGTAAATAAGAACAAGGCTAAGACTTGGACGTATGGATATGACAGTAAGTATGACTTGGTTATTATATCTAAGGATGGAACGTTAGGAGATGTTATTGAGATACAGAGTCTAAGGATAGGGCTACCTGCTAAACCGAAAGAATGCTTCAAGAGACATAAGAAAAAGTCTGAGCAGTATTGGGAGAGGGCAGATATACCAAAAGAATTAAATAGGATACAGTCTATATTCCAATGGAATGAGAAGCCATCTGAGTTTAAGGATAGGTGGGTGGATTATATCGAGAGAGAGTTTGAGAGAAGAGAAGAGGGGATGTGGTTTATGTCAAACGGTATCCCTACATATATCACAGGCTCTCACTATATGTACTTGCAATGGGCTTCTATTGATGTAGGATACCCTGACTTCAGGGAGGCTAATAGATTATTATTCTTACATTGGGAGGCTTGCAGGGCAGATAAGCGTAGCTTTGGTCAAGACTATCTAAAGATAAGACGTTCAGGTTTCTCATTTATGAGTTCATCTGAGTGTGTGAACACAGGGACACTTGCAAAGGATGCGAGGGTCGGTATGCTATCCAAGACAGGGGGCGATGCAAAGAAGATGTTTACGGATAAGGTAGTGCCAATAAACAGCAGGCTACCTTTCTTCTTTAAGCCTATTATGGATGGTATGGATAAGCCTAAGACTGAGTTAGCATTTAGGATTCCTGCGTCAAAGATTACAAAAAAAAATATGTACGACACAACTACTGAGGAGTTGTACGGATTGGATACCACTATAGATTGGAAGAACACAGATGATAACTCCTATGATGGGGAGAAGCTATTGCTGTTAGTTCACGATGAGAGTGGTAAGTGGTTGAAGCCAAATAATATATTAAATAATTGGAGGGTTACAAAGACTTGTCTACGATTAGGTAGTAAGATTATCGGTAAGTGTATGATGGGGTCTACCTCGAACGCACTAAAGAAAGGTGGAGAGCAGTTTAAGAAATTATATAGAGACTCTGATGTTACAAACCGTAACTCTAATGGTCAGACTAAGAGTGGACTATACTCATTGTTTATTCCAATGGAGTGGAATATGGAGGGTTTTATAGACAGGTATGGTATGCCTGTATTCAGGACACCTGATGAGCCTGTACTTGGAATTGATGGAGAGTATATAACTCAGGGTGCTATCGACTATTGGAAGGGAGAGGTTGACTCTCTAAAGAGCGACCCTGATGCATTGAATGAGTTTTACAGACAGTTTCCAAGGACAGAGTCACACGCATTTAGAGACGAGAGCAAGCAGTCTATATTTAATCTAACCAAGATATATCAGCAGGTTGAGTATAACGACTCATTGATTATGGAGCACCACGTAACTCGTGGGTCTTTCTCTTGGAAGAATGGTATAAAGGATACAGAGGTAGTATTTAATCCTGACAAGAGGGGAAGGTTCTATGTATCGTGGACACCAAGTAAGAACTTACAGAATAGGGTAGTAGAAAAGAATGGAGTAAAGTATCCGGGTAATGAGCATATAGGTGCATTCGGATGTGATAGCTATGACATATCAGGAGTAGTTGGGGGTGGTGGTTCTAATGGAGCACTACACGGAAAGACTAAGTTTAGTATGGAGGATGCTCCAAGTAATCAATTTTTCTTAGAGTATATAGCAAGACCTGAAACGGCAGAGATATTCTTTGAAGATGTGCTAATGGCTTGCGTATTTTATGGTATGCCAATCTTGTGTGAGAATAATAAGCCAAGACTATTATACCATTTTAAGAATAGAGGGTATAGGGGGTTCAGTATGAACAGACCCGACAAGCCTGCTAACAAGCTCTCTAAGACAGAGAAAGAGCTTGGGGGTATACCTAACTCAAGTGAAGACGTAAAACAGGCTCACGCCTCCGCTATAGAGTCCTACATAGAAGAGCACATTGGCTTTAAGTCTGAGGACGAGATGGGCGATTGTGTATTCGTAAGGACCTTAGAGGATTGGGCAAAGTTTGATATATCTAACAGAACTAAATTTGATGCGTCTATTAGCTCAGGTTTAGCTATAATGGCAACGCAAAGACATCTATATTTTACTGAGAAAAAAGTATCAAAAATAAAGATTAACTTTGCAAGGTATAGTAATAGAGGCAATACAAGCGAAATAATTAGATGAAAGAGGTACAAATTAATATATCATCTACAAGTTTCCCAAATCAATTTGTGTCGGATGCAGAGAAAAAAACTGTAGAGTTCGGCTTACAGATTGGTCAGGCTATTCAGTATGAGTGGTTTAAAAAGGACGGGAACTCTTGTAGGTTTTACAGTCAATGGAGAGATTTCCAACGATTAAGATTATATGCAAGAGGTGAGCAGTCAGTAGGCAAATATAAAAATGAGCTTGCTGTTGATGGAGATTTAAGTTATCTAAACTTAGATTGGACACCTGTACCTATACTTCCAAAGTTTGTTGACATTGTTGTTAACGGTATGCAAGACCGTATGTTCGAGCCAAAGGCATATGCACAGGATGCTATGTCTATGTCTAAGCGAAGCAAGTATCAGCAGATGATAGAAGGGCAGATGGTTGCAAAGCCTATGCTTGAGATTATACAAGAGAAGACAGGGGCTAATCCTTTCACGATGAATCCTGATGAGCTTCCTAATACTGATGAGGAGTTGGCTTTGTATATGCAGCTTAACTACAAGCCTGCAATAGAGATTGCAGAGGAAGAGGCAATAAGCACAATATTTGAAAGCAATAAGTATAACGACATAAGAAAGCAGCTTGACTATGACCTTACCGTATTAGGTATAGGGTGTGCCAAGCACGAGTTCCTTCCGGGTGGAGGAGTGAAACTAAACTATGTAGACCCTGCTAATATTGTATACAGCTATACTGAGGACCCTCACTTTAAAGATTGTTTCTATTGGGGAGAGATTAAGACTGTACCTATTACTGAGCTTGTTAAGATTGACACAAGTCTAACCAACGAAGACTTAGAGACAATATCTAAATACTCTCAAAGTTGGTATGACTATTATGATGTTGCTCAATTCCAACAAGATGATATATTCTATAAGGATACTGCAACTCTACTTTACTTTAACTATAAGACCACTAAGAAGGTAGTATACAAAAGAAAGGTAAAGGATAATGGTAATGTATCTATGGTCGAGAAAGACGATAGCTTTAACCCACCTGAAGATATGCAAGAGGAAGGGAAATTTGAAAAGGTTTCTAAGACTATTGATGTATGGTATGAGGGTGTTATGGTTATGGGTACTAATATTGTACTCAAGTGGGATATGATGGAGAATATGGTACGACCACAGTCTGCCACTCAACACGCTATACCTAACTATGTATGTGTTGCCCCAAGAATGTATAAGGGTGTTATTGAGTCTTTAGTTAGAAGGATGATACCATTCGCTGACTTGATTCAGATTACTCACCTAAAACTACAGCAGGTTATATCACGGGTTGTCCCTGATGGTGTATTTATTGATGCAGATGGTTTAAGTGAAGTAGACTTAGGTACGGGAGCAGCATACAATCCTGAAGACGCTTTGAGGTTATACTTCCAAACGGGTAGTGTAATCGGAAGGAGCTATACAGGAGATGGAGAGTTTAATAATGCAAGGGTTCCTATTCAAGAGCTTAACTCTAATTCGGGTGCATCAAAGACTCAGATGCTTTTAACTAACTATAATCACTACCTAAACCAAATAAGAAATGTAACGGGACTTAATGAGGCAAGAGATGGAAGTTCTCCTGACCCTAATGCATTGGTAGGATTGCAGAAGTTAGCAGCGTTAAACTCTAACGTAGCTACAAGGCATATATTGCAAGGTAGCTTATATATATGTAGAAGTCTATCTGAGGCTATAACGTATAGGGTAGCTGACATCCTTCAATACTCTGACTTTAAAGATGAGTTTATAAATCAGATTGGCAAGTACAATGTGTCAATACTTGATGATATCAAAGACTTATATATATATGACTTTGGAATATTCATCGAGATGTCTCCTGATGAAGAGCAGAAGGCAATGCTTGAGCAGAATGTTCAGATGGCTTTATCTAAGGGAGATATAAACCTTGAGGACGCTATTGACATTAGAGAGATAAAGAATCTTAAACTCGCCAATCAGTTACTGAAGGTTAAGAGGGTAGCTAAGCAAGAGAGAGAAGAGAAGATGGCTATGCAGAAGCAGGCTATTCAAGCTCAACAGCAAATGCAGTCTCAAGAGTTAGCAGCACAAGCAGCTCAGATGAAGATACAGGCAGAGACTCAGGCTAAGATGCAGTACAGACAGGCTGACGTAGCATTCGAGATTGAGAAGATGAAGAACGAGGCTATGTTAAAATCTCAGTTAATGGATAAAGAGTTTGAACTTAATCTTCAATTAGCACAGATGAATGCACAGTCGTTAGCTGATAGAGAGTCTTCAAGAGAGGATGCTAAGTCAAACAGGATTAGCCAACAGAATACAGAGCAAAGCAAGTTAATTAACCAAAGAAAGAATAATCTACCTCCATTGAATTTTGAATCAAACGAGGATAGTTTAGATGGTTTTGACTTTGCGGAGTTTAACCCAAGATAATGAGCAAAAAAAACTATAATATATTTTGCCTAAATTTGCAAACAATTAAATCAAACACATAATGGAATTTAAAGTTAAAGCGGTAGAAGTCGGAGAAGAGAAGTCAACTCAAGAAATAGAAAGAGAATTACTTGAGAAGCACGAGGAAAAATTAAACGAAGAGGTAGCCCCTGATGTTGAGGTCCAAGAGACACCAAAGGTAAACCTTGAAGTTGAAGAAACTCCTCAAGTAGAGGAGCCGACTAAAGAAGTAGAAACACAATCTCAGGAGGCTACGCTAACTGAGGAAGACGTTCTTAAATTTATTGGTAATAAATACGGAAGAGAAATCAATTCACTTGATGAGTTTAATCAAGCGAGAGAGGAGAGCGACCCTCTCCCTGAAGATGTATCCAAGTATTTACAATACAAAAAGGATACAGGTCGTGGCATTAATGATTTTATGCAATTGCAAAAGAATTATGATGACGCAGAGCCTGACCAACTGCTACGAGATTATCTTAGTGCAACCGAGAAAGGGTTGGATGCAGAAGACATTGACATTCTTATGGAGGATTATTCCTATGATGAGGACATTGATGACGAAAGCTACATTAAGAAAACCAAGTTAGCAAAAAAGAAGACAATTGCTAAAGCCAAAGACTACTTTGCAGAGCAACAGGAAAAATACAAAGTTCCTCTCGAGTCGAGAAGGGATGGTCTTCCTGATAGCGAAGCGAAAGAGTTGGAGGAATATAGACAATATATAGCTGACGCTAAGACGATAGATGAGCAAAACTCTCGCAAGAGAGAGGTGTTCTCGAAAAAGACAGATGACGTATTCAACGAGTTCAAAGGTTTTGAGTTCAAATTAGGCGAAGACAAATCTATTTCTTTTTCACCGGGAGATGCTGCTGAACTTAGAAAGAGTCAATCAGACCCCTCAAACTTTATTAAAAAGTTTTTGGATGAAGATGGAATCATAAGTGATGCGGAGGGATACCACAAGTCTTTAGCAATGGCGATGCATCCTGACAAGTTTGCTAAGTTCTTTTACGAACAAGGCAAGAGTGCTTCGGCAGATGAGCAGATGAGGAAAATGAAAAATGTCAATATGACAACTCGCTCTGCTCCTGAAGTAACACAATCGAAATCAGGTATGCAAATTAAATCTTTGAATAAAGACTCAGGTCGTAGTTTAAAGATTAGGAAAAGATAATTAATAAAAAAGTTTAACATTTAAAAAAAAAAGAAAAAAAATTATGGCAGTATTAGCTACCCCCGGGTTTGATTTAACCCCAAGTGCTCAACAAGTACCGTTGAGTACAAATTACATCACTAACTTCGACTTCTTGAATCAGTATCTTCCTGATACCTACGAGAAAGAATTCGAGCGTTATGGAAACAGAACAGTATCCTCATTCCTTAGAATGGTTGGAGCTGAAATGCCTTCTAACTCAGACCTTATCAAATGGGCAGAGCAAGGAAGACTACACACTAAATACACAGACGTTACAACACCTACTGTTGCAGCAGCAGGTACTGCTACATTTACAGTAAATGACGTTTTAGTTCCTGCATTAGGGTCCACAGCAACAACACTTGAGGCTGTTGCTATTCGAGTTGGACAGACAATTCTTATTACTCGTAATGTAACAGCAGTTGCTCCTGACACCAATAGTATAAAGGCTATCGTAACAGCAGTTGGTTCAGGTACTACAAATCGAGAGATTACGGTTGCATTTTATGACGCAGCCGGTTTTACTAACTCAGCACCCGGTACAGACAAGTTTACAGTATTTGTTTATGGTTCTGAGTTTAAAAAAGGAACTGAAGGAATGGTTGGCTCATTAGAGTCTGACGATTACATCTTCGAGAACAACCCAATCATCATCAAAGATAAGTACGCAGTATCAGGTTCTGATATGGCACAAATTGGATGGGTTGAAGTAACTACTGAAAATGGAGCTAACGGATACCTATGGTACTTAAAGTCTGAGCACGAAACTCGTTTACGTTTCGATGACCACTTAGAAACCGCAATGATTGAAGCAGTTCCTGCCGGTATACCGGGTTCAGGTACTCCTATAGCAGGTAGTGCAGCAGCTTTAGGATTTAAAGGTTCTGAAGGTATATTCTACGCTGTTAACAACCGAGGAAACGTATGGGGTGGAGGTAGCCCAACTACTCTTACTCAGTGGGATACAGTAGTATCACGACTTGACAAGCAAGGTGCGATTGAAGAGAACGTAGTATTTGTTAATAGAGACTTCTCTTTTGACATTGACGATATGTTAGCAGGGTTAAACGGTTACTCAAGTACGGGTGCTTCTAACTTCGCATCTTTCGGTTTATTCGACAATGATAAGGATATGGCATTGAACTTAGGTTTCACAGGATTCCGTAGAGGATATGACTTCTACAAGTCTGATTGGAAATACCTAAACGACCCAACTATGCGTGGTGGATTAGGAAGCGAAGCAGTAAACGGACTATTAGTTCCTGCAGGTTCTACTTCAGTATACGACCAAGTAATGGGTAAAAACGCAAAGCGTCCATTCTTGCACGTTCGATACAGAGCTTCTGAAACTGAAGACAGACGTTACAAAACGTGGATTACAGGTTCAGCAGGTGGAGCACAAACTTCAAGCTTAGATGCTATGGAAGTACACTTCTTATCTGAGAGAGCTGTATGTACGTTAGGTGCAAACAACTTCTTCTTATTCCAAGACTAAGAAGTAAATTAATAATGGGATGGGGCTACATATGTAGCCTCTCCCTTTTTTTTAAGAATTAAATTAGAATTAAATGAAAAATAAAAACAAAGTATTTGAAGCTAAGTCTTACAGGCTTACAAGAGATGTAGCACCTTTATCTTTTATGCTACCAACACAAAACAGTAGAAGATTCCCATTAATGCATTTTGACGAAGGTACAGGTACTAACCGAGAGCTTCGATATGCACGAAACCAAAAGTCCCCATTTGTAGACGAGCAGGATGGAAATGCCATCCTTGAACCCGTAATATTTGAAGATGGGCTACTTCACGTTGGAAAAGAAAACCAAGTATTACAGAAGTTCTTGCACTACCATCCCTTAAACGGAGTAAAGTTTCAAGAAATCAACAAAGCTAAAGATGCCACAGAAGAGGTAGACTACCTATTAGTTCAAGCAGACGCATTGATAGAGGCTAAGTCACTTAGTTTAGAACAGCTTGAGAATGTATGTCGTGTACTCTTTAATATGGATACATCAAAGACATCCACAGCAGAGATGAAGCGAGACATATTAGTATTTGCTAAGAACAATCCAACTGATTTCTTAGATGTTATAACAGACCCTGAGCTACAGTTAGTAGGAACGGTTCAAAGATTCTTTGACCAAGGGCTATTGACATTTAGAAAAAGTAACAAAGAGGTATGGTTTAATTTATCTTCCAATAAAACAAAGTTATTAAATGTACCTTTTGGAGAAGAAGGTATAGATTTAGTTGTCTCTTATATGAAGAGCGATGATGGTATAGAGATATTAAAACACCTTGAATCACTATTAGACTAACAAGTTACTCTACCAATATACAAAGACTCCGCAAAAATGTGGGGTCTTTTTTTTTGCCTATCTTTGTAATAAAATAAGAGCAGATGATTAACTCGGTCCGACAGACGGTAATGTCTGTATTGAACAAAAATAATTACGGGTACATAACCCCATCTGATTTCAACTTGTTTGCAAAGCAAGCTCAGTTAGATATCTTTGAGAATTATTTCTATCAGTACAACTACCAATTAATGAAAGAAAATGCCCGTCAATCAGGAACGGGTTACGCAGATATTACGAAAGGTATAGAGGAGGTAATAGACTCTTTCTCAGTAACGCTACCATTGTTACAGAATGCAGGTAGTCAGTATTTTTTACCATCTCCAACAACGACTAACAATAGCTACTATCTTATTAATAAGGTATTAATCTATACTAATCAATTGGCAAGTGGTACTACCACAGCTACTAATGTGGCAGGGACGCTTGTAGAGGACTCTACAGCAGACTTTACAGCAAGTGGTGTATCAGTAGGGGATATCGTGTCAACGGTAACAGGAGGCGTTACATACAATACTATAGTGGCATCTGTGGACAGCTCTACTCAGTTAACAGTAGGAGCTACGTCAGGCGTAATTGTATGGGATGCAATTGGTAAGACTTATAATATATATAGGGCATCAGACATAAAGGAAGCAGAGAAGGTAAGCAACAGCAAGATTACTATGCTAAGTAATTCTATTCTTACTGCACCAAACCTAACATTCCCTGCATACGCACAGGAGGGTGACTTCTTGGATTCTTATCCAAACACAATAAATAATATAGGGCAATTGATTTCTCAGTACATTAGATTTCCATTTGCACCTAAGTGGACATTCATAACATTAGCAAGTGGAGAGCCTGTATTTGATTCAGGAAGTGCTGACTATCAAGACTTTGAGCTACCATTGGACGATGAGGTTAACTTGGTTAACAAGATTCTACAATACGCAGGTATGTCGATTAGAGAGATTCAGGCAGTACAGTTTGCACAGGCTGAGGACAACGAGAATACAGCATCAGAAAAATAACATATGGCATATATATCACAATATCAATATTACGAAAATGGAGGGGCAAGCCCTGAAGATGAAAATTGGGGTTCATACCAATATGTTTCTTTAGAGGATATAGTAAATAATTTTATGTTAATGTACGCAGGGAACCACTCATTGGTAAATAATGAGCCTCGCTACAAGGTATTGTTCCACGCAAAGAGGGCGATACAAGAATTAAACTATGACGCATTTAAAGAGAGCAAGATATTAGAACTAAATGTTGGGGCACAGCTTAGGTATGTGCTACCATCAGACTATGTAAATTGGATTAGAGTATCAATGTACCGTGATGGTCTATTGATGCCATTGACTGAAAACATTCAAACCAATTGGTCAAGTGCATACCTACAAGACAATAACGATAGGATACTATTCGATATAGACGGTAACGCATTAAGCCCTCAGAACTCAAACTTAGACCAAGATAGATTAGATGGAACTAAGCAGTCTATATACCTAAACCAAAACTCTGAGTATTATGGGAGAGCAGGTTGGAATATTGATGGTGCTTGGTACTTTGACTATGGGATAGGTGCTCGATATGGATTAAACACAGAGACTGCAAACGCAAACCCTACATTTAAGATAGATGCAAAGGGCGGTGTCATAAACTTTAGCTCAGGTATTGAGGGAGAGCTTGTTGTACTTGAGTATGTATCTGATGGTATGGAGAATGGAGACGACAGTAAGGTAACTGTTAATAAGTTATTTGAAGACTTCATCTACGCTTACATTGAGTACGCTATATTAAATAGCAAGGTAGGTGTCCAAGAGTATGTCGTAAGGAGAGCACAGAAGAGAAAGACAGCATTACTTAGAAACGCAAAAATAAGAATTAGCAATATACATCCGGGAAGATTATTAATGAATCTAAGAGGAAGAGATAAGTGGTTAAAATAATATGGCGAATATTCAAAGAAACTTTATAGCAGGTAGGATGAATAAATCAGTCGATGAGCGACTCGTTCCAAACGGGGAGTACATTGATGCATTAAACATTCGTATGGGGTCAACAGAAGGCTCTGAGATAGGTGTCCTTGAAAACTCTAAAGGGAATACTCAGCTAACAACGTTAGAGTATAATGGCGAGGCACTATCTGCTAACGCAAGGTGCATAGGAGCATTTGACGATGGAGCCAATGAGACTATGTATTGGTTTATACACGACTCAACCTTTGATTTTGGTCAAGGAACTTTAGGTAAACTTGATATGGTGGTGTCCTATAATGTAAACACTACGGCAGTTGTATACCATCTGATAAGTATCAATGATGGAAGTGGTGTCAATACCACACTAAACTTCAATCCTGAGTACCTAATAACAGGCGTAAATAAAGTTGAGGACTTGTTATTCTTTACGGACAACTTCAATCAGCCAAGAGAAATAAATGTTAAGAGAGGTTACTCTCAGCCTGATACAATAACGTTGTTAGATGGGTTTTCTTATGATGATATATTAGTAATAAAAAGACCACCATTAGCAGCACCTGAAGTAGCTCTTGTTACCACATCACCAAACGAAACATTCTTAGAGGAGAGGTTTATATGCTTTGCTTATAGATACAAATATGCTGATGATGAGTATTCAGCTACATCTCAATGGACAGACCCTGCATTTCTTCCGAGACCTTTTGAACTATCAATTGATAGTATGTTGAATGAGGGTATGATTAATGAGTTTAATCAAGCACAGGTAACATTTAATACGGGTGGGAAATTAGTTAAGGGAATTGATATACTTTTTAAAGACGCAGATAACCCTACTATAAAGATAATAGAGAAGATTGACAAGGCGAAAGCAGGTCTTACAGACAATGCAGAAGAGACCTTTACATTCACAAATAGTAAGATATTTACAATACTTCCTGAGTCAGAGATACTCAGACTATACGATAGTGTTCCCTTATTGAGTAAGGCTCAGACAGTTATGGGCAACCGACTTATGTATGGTAACTATACTGAAGGGTTTGACTTGATAGACAATGATGGCAATGATGTTAGGTTTGAGTATACTACTTCACAGAACTCTGAAGAATTAGTTGAGGCTGCTCTTTTACCCTCCTTGGCAAATGGCACTTATACTATAAGTGGAACTGATAATCCTACGGATACATTGGCATCATTTGACCTTGAAGGAATAGAGCTAAAATCAGGAGCATCTCTTACGTTCTCATTTTCATTCAATCACTTTGGTTGGTCATCAGGAAGCACAACACCTACACCTACATCTAATAACGGAGATGAAAATAATCTTGAGTTTATATTCTATCTCAAGAGAGATTATTCAAGTGTGTACGACTTATTTCTAAGTGATGAGTGGCAAGAGGCGATAGGAATATCTTTACCCGGTGGTAATATTCAGCCAATGGCTACAGCAGGAGATGGAGTAACATTAACAGATGTATACAATAGTGTCTTTGAAGACACTCTTGATGGTTCATATCAGAAGTATCAGAGTGGGATAAGTGGTATTGAACAAGCAGTTGCAACTACGGCTGCGGCAGGGTCAGATGTAATCACCTTTCAGTTTCCTGCTATACAATATCAAGACCCTGCAACTCCGGCTAATATATATACGGAATACTTATCTATTGATGATGAATCTCAAATACAATACCTGTCATCAGGTAATTCAAAGAGCTTGCATAGCAATAGAGGATACGAGATAGGGATAGTCTATATGGACGAGTTCAATAGGGCTACTCCTGCATTAGTTAGTGAGAACAATACGGAGCACTTCCCTTGCTCTACTTGCGACACAGCTAATAGTATTGACGTAACTATACCAACTACACAGCTTGCACCATTTTGGGCGAGGAGGTATAAGTTTGCAATAAAGCCTGACAGAGAGACTTACGAGACTATATACTCAAACTTATTTTTTACAGATGAGGAAGAGAATG